TGAAGAGTTGGAGAAACTGTATTTGCTACAGCTGAAGCGTATCAGTATAGATGCAGAGACGGAAGCCAAGATTAACAAGTTGTTCAGTAGCACCGGAGGCGAGATTAAAATTGCCGCAGACCTATTAAATAGCATGATGCAGAAGAAAATGGAACTTGGTATTATGAGCAAGGCACCAGAACAACTAGAAGTGACAGGGAGCTTTGGTGTATCGAATCTGTTGAGTGAAGATACGGACGAACAGACCAAGGCAAAGATAGGTTTGTTGGCTGGTAAGATGCTTCAAGTGATGAGCAAGTCTATGGATGAGCAAGAGAAAAATGAACAAGAATGAGGAATAGGTTGGAAATGAACAGGAGGAAAATGTATGAGTGATAAGATAGTACAGGCTGTAGTGACGCTGAGCGGAATGCTTGACGTTAAAGTACAGGAAGGTATGACTGCTTCAGATGTTAAGGCATTGGTTATGGAACAGTGGAACATTGATGAGAGCCAGGTACATGAATCGTTCGTTGTTTTGTCAGACATGGTAACGAATGCGAGCATGCTTTGTTCCGATGAAGAGGACCTGTATTCGAAAGTAAGGAAAAATGGTGTGTTGAGGATAGTCCTTCCGCTAGTGCCGAAGGAGTGAGATAAATGAGTGGTCTGATAGTACAAGACAATAGGATTATTACGCAGATGGACGAATTGACAAAGGGGTTCACGAAAGAAGAAGTAGGTATGCTGAAGGCTCTGCTGGCAAAGAACCCCGGAAATGAGTTAGACGTACTGCAAGACTTGATGGGTTATACGTACAGACATGTTCCAGTAGGGACGAGACAGTTCATAGAAGACCCGTACTACTTGGGTTTGCAAGGACAAGTGTTCCCAAGACTGATGGATGACTTGGAAGAGTTGTTCGAAGGGGACTATGTAGAGGCAGTATTGACGGGAGCAATCGGTTGGGGTAAGTCAACGTTTGCTGAGATAGCAATGTGTCGTATGTTATATGAGATTAGTTGCTTGAGGGACCCACAGAGAGTCTACGGACTGATGAAGGGTTCCGTTATTGTATTGTTGAACGTAGGGGTTACACTGGACAACGCAAGGAAGGTCGTGTTCCAAGGTATCAAGAGTAAGTTGCATACAAGCCCGTATTTCAACAACGAATTTCCATTTGATGCTTGGAAGAATGAGTTGCGGTTTCCGAACAACATCTGGGTGTTTCCAGCAGTGGCTGGTTCCAGTGGTGTTATCGGATACAATGTATTCGGCGGGGTAATGGACGAGGTGAACTTCATGTCCGTAGTAGAGAACAGTAAGTCAGTGGCATCTGGCGGTAAGTACGACCAAGCCGACCTGCTGTACAAGTCACTGATAAGACGTATGAAGTCACGTTTTATGAAGAGAGGGAAACTGCCGGGGATTTTGTTGCAGATTTCGTCTAGTAGATACCCAGAGGACTTTACGGAGAGAAGATTGGCTGAGTCGGCTGATGACCCACTGGTGTTCAAGCGTAGATATGCTCAGTGGGATACCTTGCCAAAGGACCGATGGAGCGGGAAACGCTTTTGGATTTCATTGGGGGACGGGACTGAGGCTCCACGAATACTGGAAACAGAAGAGGATATACGTATAGCCAAGGAGAAGGACTTGCCATTGCTGGATATTCCAGTAGAGTTTAGGAAGGATTTCGAGGGGGATATTGATGAAGCCATCAGAGACTTTGCTGGAAGACCTACGATGACAATTAGACCGTTCATTCGATACAGGCATAAAGTAGTGGAAGCGTTAGGTCGTGGTGCAGAGTTTGGTATCGAGCATCCGTTTTCGCAGACAGAGACTACATTACAAGATGGTGCCGTGTTCTTAATGGACAAGCTTAGGATTCCGAAACTGCGTAAAGACATTGAGAAGGCAACGGGAGCAGAAAAGGCTAGATTGGAAGCTGAACTGTCAAGGTTAAGGAGTAAGCCAAGATTTGTGCACTGTGACTTGTCGTTCTCTAGTGACAGCACTGGTATAGCTATGGGATATGTAGACGGGTATAAGGATGTGACACGTAGGAATGAGGAAGGGGAAGAGTTTTCGGTAAGGATGCCAGTAATAGTCATAGAGTTCATGCTGAAGATTAATCCACCGAAAGGCGGGGAGATTCAACTTGCTGACGTAAGGAGTCTGATATATGAGTTGCGGTCGTACGGATACCCGATAAGGAAAGTGACTTTTGACTCGTTTCAGTCTAAGGATAGTATGCAACAGTTCGCAAGGACAGGTATTGAGTCAGGGCATGTTTCAGCAGACACAAATCCGCAGGTGTACAATTCGTATAAGGAAGCCTTGTATGAAGACCGTCTGATTACGTATCATTACG